CGCTTCCTGCGTACCCTGGCGCACGGCCTCCAGCCGCTTGGCGATCTCCTCGGCGGTGGTCCCGGCGGTGTTCATCGCGCCCTTGGCGGCCTCCGCCCCGCGAGAGGCGTCGGCGTACATCTGCGCGAAGATCTGGTTCATCTCTGCCAGCCGCGCCTCGTGGCGCTTCGTCGCCTCGGCAATCGTGTCCGAGGTGAAGATGGCGGCGAACACCTCCCAACGGTAGCGCAGCTGCTCGATGCCCTTGACCAGCATCTCCACCATGAAGATGCCAGCCTTGCGGACGATCTCGAATTTCTCGGACAGCCAGGTGCCGATCTCCCAGCCGACGAGGAAGGCGCCCAGGACCGCAAACGCGGTCTTCAGCAGACCGACACTGGCCACGGCGGCCGACACCGACAGGTTGGCGGTCGCCCACGCGGCCGATGTGGCGGTGGCCGCCGTGACCGCCGCGGCGCCGACGGTTTGCCAGGCGGTGATCAGGGCCGGGATCAGGCGGTAGATCAGCACCGCCAGCCCGACTTCGGCGATGCGCTTCAGCCACTGCATCACCGTGTCGAGGTTTTCGGCCAGGAAGGTCAACGCTTCGGCCAGCTTCTTGGTGAAGCCGGTGGACTCGTCGACCTTGCTGACCCACTGACCGAAGGCGTTGCGCAGGCGCTCGAAGCTCTGGCTGACCGTCTGCGGCAGTTGCGCGTACTCGGCGGCCAGCTTGTCCTTCTGGCTCATCAGCGCGTTGACCACCACGTCGGCGGTCAGGCGGCCTTCCTCGGCGAGCTTGCGCAGCCGACCGATGGGTACGTTCAGGCCGTCGGCCAAGGCCTGCGCCAGGCGCGGGCTGTTCTCGACGACGGAGTTGAACTCCTCGCCGCGCAGCACGCCAGACGCCAGGGCCTGGCCGAACTGCAGCAGCGACGACTGTGCCTCGGTGGCGGATGCGCCCGAGAGGCGCAGCGCCTGCGAGATGCTCTCGGTGATCGACAGCGCGTCCTGCTGTTCGCCACCGAGCATGCGCACAGCCTGCTGCAGCTTGCCGTACAGCGTGGCCGTCTCCTGGATCGGCACGCCGATGCGCTGCGCGATGGCGAAGAGTTCCTTCTGCGCGGTGACGTACTCGCGCTGCCCGGCCGTCGCCAACTTCAGGCGCGCGGACATCATGTTCCACGCGTCGGCGATCTGCACGATCTCCTGGACCTTGCCGCCGGCCCAGTTGATGGTCAGGAAGGCCAGCAGCTGCGTCTTCGCGCGGTTGACCTGCTCGCCGAACGCGGACATGCCCGCGCGCACTTCGGCGATACCCGAGGCGGCCTTAGCGCCGCTGGTCTTGGCCGTGCTGGAGAGCTCGCCCAGACTGCGCTCGGCTGAGCTGATGGCGCGTTTGAGCCCCTCGTCGGCACCTTCCAGCGCGACGAGGATGGAGATTCGCTTGGCCATGGGTCAGTCGACAGTGCTGATCTCGCGCTCGACGGCGGCGGACAGGCGCGGAATCCGGCCCGCCACCAGGCGCTCGACGTTCAGGCGCTTCTTGAGCACGACCTTGGGCACCAGGACGGCGATGGGAATGTCGGCGCCACGCTTCAGCCGCTTGACGCCTTCGGCCTTGCGGTAGCGGCGCTTGAAGCCCGACAGCGGTCGGTCGTGCTCCTTGATGTTCTCGGCCATCAGGACGATGTTCCCCTTGGCGTTCTTGATGAAGTAGGCGTTGCCACCACGAATGAGCTCAGCCACCTGCGCCTTGAAGCGCTTGCGCCCGACCCGTCCGTGCAAGGGGATCAACATCCTCCCGCCGATCTGTCCACCGCTCTCGTGCATGCCCGACCACGGAATCCGCGAGCCCACGTAGAGCGCCGGCAGCCGGTTCGGGTCCTTGGCCAGCACCTTGGCGGTGAAGCCCTTGAGGAAAGACTTTCTGACCACTGCCATCTGACCGGCCACGTGGCCACGCACGTCGTCCTTGATCTCGGCGGCCTCGGTGCGAATGGCACGCTCCACCGCCTTCTGCACCTTGGTCCGGAACTCGCCGCCCCAACGGCGCAACTGTGCGTTGCCGGCGGCGCTATCGATGCGGATCGAGATGCGCATGGTCAGTCAGGCGGTCGAGGGTCTTGTCGAGCTGACGCGCGTCGCCGCGCGTGCCGATGGCGAGCAGTGACAGCAGCCGAGCATCGCGTGCGGCGTCCGACCGCGTCATAGCCGCCATGAAGCCGCGCAACTGCGCCAGCGTGTAGCCGAGGATGTCGGGCAAGCGGTGGCCGTGCTCAATCAGGTGCTGGACGGCGTCGAACCAGCCTTCGCTGCCGGCACCTTCAGACCCGCCGCGAGCACCCCGTCGAGCCGCGGCATCACCGTCCGGGTAAAAAAATCGGCGTTGACCTCGATCACCTTGGCCGCCAGCAGGATCGCCTCGTCGGCGGCCAGCTCATCGACCCAGGCCCGAGGCTTACCCACTGCGATGGCGATGGCCGACAGCAGGTCATCACCGCGCTCGCCGAACAGCGCCAGCCAGTCGATCTCGGTAGATGAGATCTGCTGCATCACCGGCGAGATGGCGCGCAGAAAGCCCGGCAACTGACCAACCTTCAGCGGCTTGATCACCAGGGGCTCGCCGTCGATGACGAGTTCGATACCTTGAGGGACGAGGGTGTCCAGATCGTTCATGGCTCACCTACGCTTCAGAGCTGGACGATGCGGCCGAACTGGCCGAGCACCGCGTCGAAGGGCTTGGTGCTGTCGGCCAGCAGCGAACCTTCCAGCTCGAACTTGTTGTATTCGTCGGAGATGAAGGAGATCTCCTTGAGCGGGTCGAAGGCCACGCGGTAGAGCTCGACCAGCACCTTGGCGTTGCCCTGCGCCGTGTTGACGCCTTCGAGCCGCAGGTAACGCTCGGGCAGCGCCTGCGTGAAGATGCCGATCTCGGTGGCCACACCGTAGCCGTAGCTCGCCTTGAACGGCGCGGTGACGCCGGTGGTATCCAGAAACTGGAGGGCACCGAAGTCGAGGTCGGCGGTGTAGTGGGTACCGGCCGTCAGGGTGGCCGGCGTGCCCGCGGAGTCGACGACCACCAGCGAGGACACCTTGGGGTGGGCGAAGAAGTAGCGGTCACCCACCGTCGGCGTGGCGCCGCCGATGGGCTCGTCCGTCACGGTGCCCGGCGTGCCGACCACGTGCGTGCCGTACAGCGCGAGCGCCAGGTTCTCCTTGGTGAACTCCTCGATGGTGAGGTTCACGGTGGCGGACTTCTGCTTGACCATGCGATGGTCGAGCGAGCGCTGGCCGGTCTGGCTCTCGTAGTGCTCCAGAACGTCGGTCTTGAGGGAGAGCTTCAGCTCGGCGACGTTGCCGGGCGAGCGCACTTCGATGGGCAGGCCGGCGATGTCGCGCTTGCCGAGGAAGACGCGCCCTTGAAAACTGGCGTAGGTGCTCATGGCTTGGGTTCCTTGCGTTGGGACCGGGGAAGGTCGGGTTTGGGATCAGCGGGTTCGGGGTCGGCCTGTGGAGGCACGGCATCTGGTGCGGCGACGCCTTGGGAGATCAGCCAGTCGGCGGTGGTCGCTTCGACGTCGATGCGCTCGCCGGCGTTAAAGGCCTTGCCCGCGTGCGTGTGCGGGCGCTTCAAGACAAGTCGGGTCATGGGTTCATCCTGGTGAGGAGAGGTCGCGTGCGAGCGTCCGGTAGGTGATCGCGTAGAGCGCCGGGATGGCAGCGGCCACCGCGTCGGCGTCCTCGACCTCCCACTCGCATTCCTGCTCGCGGATTCCGAGCGCCAGCCCACCGAGGTTCGGGTCCGCCATCAGCGCCGCGTGAACGGCGGTGAGCAGGCGGTCTGCCTCGGTCTCAGGCGCGATGGGTGGGATGGCCCGGGCCAGGGCGACGATGCGAACGGTCAGTTCCCGCGTGACGCGGTCGTTGGCACGCTCGGTGATCGCATCCGACTCAGGGAACACCACCAGCGCCGGGGATTGCTCTCGGCTGATGGCCACCGTCGGTGAGCGGTGGACGGTGGCGCCCAGGTTCTCGGCCGTGGGACGGACAGCTGCCATCACCGCCAGCAGGATCTGCTCGCGGATCGAGTTCATCGCCACCGCCTACAGCCGAGTGAGATCGGCGCGACGCTCGGTCCCGTCGCCGATGGCGCTTACATCACGCACCTGGTAGGTCTGGCCAGCGATCACGACGCTGTGCCCAGCCTCCAAGTCTGGAAGCAGCGACAGCGGATAGGTGATCGTGTAGGCCGCCGACCGAACCAGCCCTTCGAGTAGGTTCTCGTCGATGCACAGGAAGCCGACCGACACCGTACGGCCGGCCACCTCGGCGCTCACCAGCAGACCTGCATTCGCCGCCGCCTCGTAGAGGCGTTCGACGAAGCCCATCAGGTCATCACCAGCTTGACCAGCAGCGCCGGGCGGTGGCACAGCGGCAGCGGGTTGGCCTGCGTGTGCAGATCGGTGCCACGGTCGAACTTGCGCGGCTCCTGCTTGGCGTACAGCGGCAGGGCCAGCGTGTTGGCCGTCTCGTTGAAGTCGGCCGGCGCGTAGTAGGTGGAGAAGGTATCCATCGTGCCGAGCGGCAGGATGTGCCCCTCGTCAGCTTCGACGAAGCGCCGCACCGTGCTGCCCGGTGCGGCGGCACGACCCCGGTGCTCCTCGAACGTGATGCCGGCGAATGTGAAGCCCGCGCGCATGTCGGTGCGCAGGGCCTGGCCGTCCTGCCAGCGGTCGTAGGCCGCCTTGACCTCGTCGTGCCCGGTCAGCGCATCGAAGAAGTCCTCACCGACGAAGGCATGCAAGCCCGTCATCCGTTCGCCCTGGAGCTTGTCGTCGACGTAGCGGGCGATGTCCAGGCACGTCTTCTTCACGTCGAAGCCGCTCGCCGGGTCGGAGATGTTGAACGTGAACGTCTTGGGCGTGATTTCGAACTCGTTGTAGAGGTCGTAGATCACGCTGCCGTCGGCGTCGAGGATCTGGCCCTTGAGCGCACCGAAGCGCAGGTGCTCCAGCGTGATCGCGTGCTTGTTGCGCATCGTCTGCAGGTGCTGCGCCATC